ATTTTCTTTTTTCTTCTAACTTTTAAAAGTTGATTAGCTAATTTTAAACTTTTAATATTTCTAAGATCTATAGCGTCTTCTAAATCTATGGTCTGTTGTGACAAAGCTATTTGTATATTATTTTCTAACATAGCCTTTTCTTCTTCATCTGGTGAAAGCTCTAAGAATATACCAAAATCATATAAGTGTAACTCTTTAACGTCGTCTAAAGTACCAACGTTATGTCTACCTATTTTTTGTATAAACGCATCTCTTGTAGGTGAGTATTCTAATATGTCTGATATTCTCATAGATAAGTTGCCACAAATTTCTGCTGTTAAAAATAAACCTCCTTGCAATATGTGTCTTGTAGCTGTATTACTATTTGCAGCTGCCATTTTCTGTACACCTACTAAAGCCTTTGGATCTGGAACACTAGCGTCTCTAGCTTCGTTTAAACCAGTAGTATCTCTAATCATTTGTAAATAATAGTTATACGTACTAATTAAACTTTGCATTTTAGCGCCTCCGTTACCAGACTGTATTTCTTGTATAGGCACTTTACCAGGATTCATATCACCATCAGATGTAAAACTTCTACCTATTACAGAACCAGTTTGGAAGAACATATTTAAAGCTTCTTGTGGATTATAGTTAGTACCATTTCCTAAATCTATTTCAGCTAAACCATCAGCATCTAAATAAATACCATCTGGAACTATACGCGACATTACTTGTTGTAGCTTTAAATGTGTTAGTTGTATCATATCAGCAAAACCAGTTATTCTACTAACTAAACTTTCAATTTTACCGTTGTACATCCTAGGCGCACACATAGCATAGTTCATTTTTACTTTAGTATGATCACTTTTAGGTCTCATCATATTTTTACACATGTTCCACTTCAGTAGTCTATCGCTACCTAGTATTATAGCTCCTTCATAAAGTACTTCTATTTTTCTAGACTCAACAGTAAAGTACTCTGTACTTTCAGCTGTAAACGTGTCGTCTTTTTCTATAACTCTTAAACCACCAGTGTTAGTATTTTTTATTTTATAAACCTCTGTATTAAAGGTTTTATAATTAAAATAAAGTATTTGTACTTTGTTTTTATCTTTTTGTTCTCTAGTAGAATATGGTTTGTTATAATTACCTCTATTAACAGAATAACTTTTCTCAGTTAATTCTTTTAACTCTTCCATAGTTAGCTGTGGAAACTCTTTTATAAGTTCGTTTATAGATATATATTTAACTTCACCTACATAATACAAGTCTTCAAAATAAGGTGAGTCACTATAAGAATAAACTAAATTAGCTGGATCAACATATTCTATTTTAACTCCTTCAGATTCATTAAAATTTGTTTTAACAGCACCTATACCGCAAACTGTTAAATCGTAATAAAATCTTCTTTTAATTAAATCAAAGTTGTTGCCTTCTAATAAAACGTTTATAGCTTGTTCTTCTGCTAGCTCTACAGCTTGTTTATAAGTAAGCTGCATGTGTAAAGCTAATTCTTCTTCAGAACCAGGAAGCTCTTCAACACTACTTTCTCTCAAAGACATACCAAACTTATCTTGTGCAAAATCATTAACTTCTTTAGCCCTCATATCATTTAATATAGACTGCATGTATTTAGTTCTTTTGTCTACACCAAAAGGGTCTTGTGAAAAAGCTTTTACATCATAAACTCTATCTGCTATACCGTTAACTACAATATCAACAAACTTTGGTATTATAGGTACTGGCCTCCAGTCTAAATTTAAATAAGACAAATCACCATTTATAGATAACTCGTCTTTATACTTTTGTATTGATTGTTCTCCTCTAGCGTAAAGTCTTAATCTATGAAAGTTATTCATATTAGTTAAATATCTACTCATAGCATAATCAGTATTAAACCACTCATGCTCTATAGCTTTAGCAACTTTCATACCATATTCAAAGCTAGACTTTTCAGCGTCGCTTACAACTTGACTAGGGAAATTATTTGTTACACTTGTTCTTATCATTTTAATTTTTAATTAATTTAGACGAAGCTCCGTTGTTACTGTATCTTCCAAAATTTAAACTTAATTTTTTCTTTTCAATTTTAGCATTAGGCGCATATAAATTCCTGTTGCAAGCCATAATAGCTAAACCACTACTGATACTAGCGTCAAACTTTGTTCTTTTATTTATATCAAATTTAGCCCAATCATTTAACGTCTTATTAAAATACATGTTACCCCAATTACCTCCACCAATATCTCCAACATGTTGTTGTATGTACATTTCAATAGCAGCTGCATGAGCTTGCTTTATATCTTCGCTAGAGTTTGGTATACCACCTATTTCTTTTTCTGCTGTAGACAATTTATTCCAAATCTTATCTGGTCTATTCATAGAATAACCTCTATAACCTCTACGTCTTAAATAATACAGTAATCTAGGTTTGTTATTTTCTGCAAGTATTGGCATGCCATAAAATACTAGTGCCATTAACACGTCTTCAAAAAATATTTCTGCTGTTTGTGGTCTAGCTATATATTCTAAAAAAAACTGATTAGGTGGCGCATCTTCCATACTAAACTTAGTTAAACCGTGTAAAGCACCATTAGAACCTCTACCATCTACAGTACCTGATATATCGTAGCTATCACAACCAAAGGCGCCCATGTGCTCGTTACCAGGATATTTAATACCGTTTTTAGTTACTATTTTATTTTGTAAATGTAATGGTGGTGTCCAGCTAATATTAAATCTACCGTTAATATCAGGATAAAATATAACTTGCGTATCTTTTATTCCGTTGACCCACTGAAAATTGCCTTTACTAATATTAGGCCTTGTGCCTTCGTTATAATCTATTTGATCGTATATTCTTACTAAATTAAATATACTGTTTCTTGTTTCGTCTCTAAACGCATGTTCTTCAGTTCTTGGAAACTGTCTATAAAACTCGTTCAAAGCGTCTTGATCATCTTTTAAACCTTCAGCTTCGTTTTCCCAGTGCTCTATTATTCCGTAATCTATTAATTCACCGTCTGGTCCGTAAACATCATTATGTGGGTTATCAAATACTGGATATCCGTATTCGTCAATAAAGCCTTCGTAGTTCCATTCCATTGGGATAAAGAGAGAATATAAACCAGACTTTGTTTGTCCATTACGATTTCGTTTAGTGACATCTGACGCATTATATAATTTTTTAAAATTACCACCTCCTTTTTCTAAAGCGTTTGACGTACTACCCATCATACACTTACCAACTATTCTAGCACCTAACCTTAAACAAGTTTTTGTAACTCGCCAATTGTTTAATATATTATCAGGTCTTTCCCACTTACCACTTTCATCATGTACTAGTAAGTTAAGTTTTTCTCCATCGTAGCTATTATCACCTGTGTTTTTCCAATCAATAGTAGTATCAAGTCCAACCAAGTCTTCCTGCTTTTCGTTAGCAGTAATTTTTTTACGTGTAAACTTACTTGCAGGTACACGATAAGCAAGCTCAGACTTAGGTCTATCCATACCATCTTGTATCGGTTTGAAAAAGAAAGGATAGTTAACCGATATCGGTACAACTTTGTCTGTAAACATTTTTTTAGCATCATTACCAGTTTTAGATAGTATTCCATATCTACTATCACTTGCTAGTGTTGCTAAATTAACTGTTTCTGCAGATGACATAAAACTAAAGCCAGATCTACGATTTTTAAGATAACACATACCGTAACATCTACTATCAGCTTTACAAGCCTCCCAAAATATATAAAATAACCTATTAGCTTCTCTAAAGTTTGGCGCGCCTACATCTATTTTACTCCATTGTAGATACATGTAATGAGCGCCTGTTATGTAAGTTGGTTTGTTATTATTTAAAAACCAAAAACCTTCTTCTCTACGTTTAAACTCCTCGTCTATATAATCGTACCATTTTGGTTTAAGTTCCTCAGGATAGCTTCTCCAGTCAAAAATATTTTTTAATTTAGAAAGCTCTAAAGGTTGTTTTATTTTTTCCCACTTATTTTTTGGCAGTCTATGTACTTGCACGGGCACAAGTGGTAAAGCAATGCGCAAGTTTTGGATTTCAAGTATTTCACCAATTTTACCAGTTTTTGATATAACGATAATATCATGTTCTTTATCATATCCATATTTCCATTTTTTACCACGGTTCATCCGTGTTATTGTTGTTTTCTTTATAGGCTCTATAACCTTAACTAAGTTTTGTTCGTACATTACTTAGATCTACCTTCTGCAAAACCTTTAAAACTAACTTCTTGTTTTTCTATGGTTTTATTGTTTAATAAATTTTCTTCCTCTTGTATGCGATTTAAAATTTCAAAAGCATCAAATATAGCTAGCTTTTTAGTAGCTGCAGCATTTTTTAATCTATCAGCACTAACGTCATCGTCTGTGTTTGTAATAATCTTTTCTTTAGCAACGTTAATCAACTCTTCAACTGCTCTGTGCCCAGCTTGGATTATAAGCTTCTTCGTCTCCTTGATATTCATATTTAATTGTAATAAATTTATTCATAACTCTATATAAACGTTTACTGTCTATAATAAACTCGTAAGTTGAAAAAGGTGTAAACCCTACAAGATCGCCAATATCATTAACACCATCAGTATATTTAACTATACCTATACACTCTTCTTCTTCTCCTGGTTTTAGTTTATCTCTTTGTTTTATTGGCTGTACAAAACAATAACCATCTGTAGCTTGCCATTGACCTTCTTTAAATCTACTCCAAGGCTGTGGTCTTTTGTATAAAAATATTTGATCTTCTTTTATTAAGTAAGTATTTTCATCAAAATAACTTCTACTATTTTTTTCTCTACCTTTAACATCGTGCCAACGTCTAAAAACATTGTGATGAGTTATAATAGTGTCTCCTGGTTTTATTTTTGTTTTAAAAGCTGTAGGTACAGATTTAACAATAGCCTCTCTATTAACAAACTGGTGATTATATATTTCTGTATTTATTATAAGATCTTTATCACCAACTTTTTTAGTATTGTTGTATCTACTACCTTTTGGCTCTATAACAAAGTCAAAAGGCGCTTTCATTAATACTCTAAGTTATATTCAACACTTACTGCCATATTTTTATTAAAGTCTTTCCAAGGTAGCACGTCTTTATTTTTCTTTATGTAAATAGAATATTTGTCTTCTTCTTCTAATATGTTACATATAGTATGACCACCATAAACATCTTGGCCTACGGCATAGTGCATAGCGTTTTCCTTGTAGTCTTTACCTACAGTAATTTTTCTAATTATTTTCATTATATTTTATTGTTCCGTCAGAAATATTAATATCATCAGTACCGTAACTTTCTTTGAAGTTAGACTGCATCAAAGCTAACTCATCGTTTTTACCAGCTATATGATGTAACAATTGGTGTATATTACTTTGCAACATACCTATTTGCATTTGAGCTTTGTTTATTATATTTACTGTGTCTTGTAATTTATTTAATTCTTCGTTAGTAATTTTTTTAGGCTTACTAGCCTTTTTTGTTTTTGCCATTTTATTTAATTTAATTTAATTGTTATTCTTCTTCCACGTGCCAATCAGCACTTTCTAATATTTCTTTTATACCTTGTTTATCGTATTGTGTTTCACCTTCTAAAAAACTAGGTGTGTCACCAAAAAACGATATCAAAGATAATGATTTGTCAAGTGATTTTCTAACAGTATTTATAGAGTCTTGCTCTACTAAATTATAATCAACACTTGAAAGTTTATTTGTATTTATTATTACGTATTTTTTCATATTAACTAAATGCTCCGTTATGTTGAACTACTGTTGGCGCGTTTACATAGGCAGATTTTAAACCCACATCATTTATACAAACTGAACCTGATTTTTCTTCAAATCTATGCAATACCACTAAGCCTGTAGTATTTACATGAGCAGCACTTACTAGATCTAAACCTCCCGCTCCAGCATTATATATTTTTGCTATTTCAGTATCTTGTAATTGTCTAGTATAAATAGCTAACGAATCAACGCTACCGTCCCAAAAAGCACCGCCAGCACCATTAGAGCATATTGCTACTGTGTCAAATTCAACGTCTGGTGTTCCAACGCCTACTACGCTTCCTATTTTACTACCATCAATCCACATCTCTGTAGTATTATCTTCTGAACTACAAGTACAAACTATATGATGCCAGTTATTATCACCTTCTATACTATTAGTTCCTTGTTGAATAAGATCGTTAACACCAGCAAATTTAGTACTAAATCTCATTTCGTTTGAAGAAGCATGGTATATAATTAAAATTTGATTATCTGAATTTCCATTTAGAAAAAGTTTAAATAAAACTCTAGACGCACTTACAGTATCTATTTTAAACCAAGCAGATAAACTAAATTCAATACCTTCATCTGTAACAGCATTAATAATTGAAGTTGCCACGCCTGAAGCTAGTGTTATTTCTTGATCTGTACCATCAAAAGTATAAAAAGTTTGATTAGCTATATCTGATATAACTGGTGATGACCCAGCGCCTAAACCTATCATTATATACCTACGTAAGCTATTACACCTCCAGTAGCTAATTGAAAGCCCGTCCATCTACCGTATATAGTAACGCCTTTTGGAAACACTTCGCCGTCTACTGCGACACCACCATTAGCGTCTATATCTGTACTAGCTCCGTCTGAGCTTGGAAAATTTTGCGCGTCTGCAGGTGTTAAACCAGAAGCCCCAGTGTTAAATGTTGTATCTTCTAAAAACGTTATTGCCACAAAAACTTTTGTTATACGGTTAGTGTTACCAGCCGGTGTAGCGTTAGTGTCATCTCCGCCAATTAATGTTACCGCGTTTGTACCTCTTACGTGTATACTACCTAATTGACCAAATGCGTAATCTGTTGGATCTTTAAATGCCATAATTTATTTTTTTACTTTTTCTAGCGATCTACCACCGA